TGTTCTATTTATTATTCTTTCTATTTCGAATAAACGTCTATTTATTTCCCTTATGGCTCCGTTTACTTTTTGTTTAGAATTTTTTGTTTCATCTTTCTTAAACAATTTGTAATTTTGATCGTATATTTCACCAACAACTTTGTATCCAGTACTATTTGTTGCGTTTTTATTTCGCCTAGATTTTGATTTTTCGTCGTCATCTGAAAATGCATATGGTGTTTGGTAACCCGGTACGCCAGACGTTGTAGAAACTTCTTCTATTTCTTCTTCTACCCCTCCACAATCTTCGCAAAGTATTTCGTCAATTATTTCTTTTAATTTTTTACTTATTGACATTTTTTAATTCCTCTAAAAGTTCGTAAACATTCATCATAGTTATTAAATATGACTCTGATATTATACTTGCTTTTTCAACCCTTTTTAGTTGATTTGACACTTCTTTTAATTTAATTGAAGTTATCTTATTGTTTATTTTATTTGCAAAACCTTTAATTTTAACAGAAGATTTTTTTGCTTCTAAATTTATATGCTCTGTTAGTTTTTCGCTTTGGCCGCTTATATATTTTTTAAGTAATGTTTTTTGAGGAGTATTTAAAGTTTTTCCATATGTTTCGTTAAATTTTTCTAAAAGAACCCTATAACTTAATAGTCGCATGGACTTATCTTGTTTAGAATATTCTTTAATTACTCTTTCTTGTGTAGATTTTGGAGCAGTTGATCCTATGTGTTCAATAATAGTTTCTCTGCATGTTATAATATTTTTAGGGTCGTTTACCTTAGAGGATCCAATAGATTCAAATAATTGGTAAATAGAAGCATTAATTTTATAGTTGTTTATTTTTGTTTTAAAAAACGACTCTAATTTATACTCTTTTCCTATTTCTTTTATTAAATTGTATTTTTGTCTTTTCAATACTGGCTGAGATAATTTTGCTCTTTCTGACATGACAACATCTAAAAACTTTTCAGCCTTTTTGCCTGCAATAAATTTTTCTCGTATTAAAGAGTTATATAAATCTAATTCTTTTTTTAGAGTAGACTTTTTTCCAAAATACTCTTTTACTATTTTTAATGCTGGAGATATTTCAGCCCCGTTTAAGGTATCTGTTGTTATTTGTCTAACTAATAGTTCAAATAACACTCCAGTATTTTTTACCTTAGAATGTTTTATATTTCTTGCCACAAAAAGTCTCCCTTTTCAGTACATACTTATATTCATATATAAATATATTAAAATTTCTGTTATGTTAAGTCTTTATCTATTAAATTAGACTCATCTAACATATCAGCCTTTTCTTTTAGTATAGATCGCTTATTTTTAAATAAATCTATAGAATTTGCAATTTCTTTTGCTAACGGGTTTCCGCCTTTATACTTTCGCTTAATTCCTCTATCTCTATTTTTAACGTCTCTTTTCATTGTTTCATTGCCAAGTGGATCTCTTCCACGTACACCGTTATCTGTACCATAATAATCACTTTCAACAGGTCTTCCTACGTCTGCGTCAATTTTTCCGCCTCTAGTTTTTCTCGTATCTCCTGATGCTCTGAGCCTGTCTCTTTTATTTTTTTCCTTAGCTTCTTCGGCAATTGTTGATTCTTTTGCTGGATCTATTCCTTCAGATTCTATTTTATCTCTTCTGAACTTTTGTATACTATCTTCAACAACTTTTTCTCTCTCAAGATTGACCTCTTCTTTAGACATACCAAATATTTTATCGTATACCCAATCTTCAGATAACATTTGGCCTGATTTCATATCGTCTGCTAATCTATTTTTAGATGACCATAACTCAATTTTTTCTTGTTCATATATTGTTGATGGGTTTGTGAGTTCTAGTTTAAAATCAACCAAGTCTTCATCAGTATATCCTTGAGTATATAAGTGTACAAGAGCTATTTTTGTTAGTTCTGATGTTGCAATTCTTTGTATTCTTTCGATTGTTCGTGCAAATCTAACATCTAATGCAGCAAGGGTTGCTTTTCCATCAACTGCTTCTTCGTAACCTAAGAAAGACTTTGGTACTCTTAAGGCAGCCATCATTCTATTTTTAAGATATTCTATATCGTCAGTTCCTGTCCATTCTAATCCACCAAGATCTTCTATTCCTGTTCCACTATTTCCGCCTCTTGTAGGTAAATAAAAATCTTCAAGCATGTTTTGGAGATTAAATTTAAGGTTATAGTCTCCAGTATTTTGGTCTACATATGGGGTTTTCTTCATTCTACTTATTACTTGTTGCATATAATTGTCAACTTCTGATGGAGGAATATTACCAATGTCAATATTAAAAACCCTTTTTGACGGGGCTCTCATAATACGATGAATCATCATTGCATCTTCCATTAGAGTTAACTGTTTCCAAGTTTTTCTACCACCTTCTAAAACAGATTTTCCATATGGCAAGAAATTTGTATCGCTAAGCATTCTAAAATGGGCTATTTCGTAATTTTCGAAATATGTTTTTGAGCCGCCAGCTTTATGGTAATTTGTTGATCCACCAAATGAAGGGTCATGCATAAACCTAACATATTCAGGTTTTGATGGATCTGTTCCTTCTTCTCTAACAACTTCATATACAGATATTGGTTGTACACCAGTTACACCAACTTTTTCTAAAATATCCATTTTTAGGTAGAAGTCTCCATATTTAACCATATTTCTTATCCATGGCCAAAGGTTAAACTCAATATTTAGTACATCATAAAATAAATTATTTAATATTTCTTTTATTTCTTCTTTGCCTGTTGATATTTTTAAAACGTCTCCAAATTCATTCTTTATCGTTGATTCGTCTGAATATATATCTAATGCTGATGAGATTATTGAATCGCTATCCATAGATTCGTATTCTGAAAATAATTCTAATCTCATTTGGGCAAATGCATTATTAGGATTATATACACTATTAGTTGCCCCGCTTGTATGTATCCTATTAAATCTATCAACTAAAGAGTTAGATGCTAAATTACCGGAAGATTGAAGCCTTGACGGATCAACTACCTTTAACTTATTATCTCCAACCTTTCTAACGACTGTTGATGTTGAAAACGCGTTTTTTAATCTTCCAAAAAATGTTTTGTCTGCCATAATTTTTACTCCATAACCTATTTAATTAGCCAGGTTAAATCTTCGTCCTTACCACCAACTTTATGTTGCCATGGGTTACTATTTAAACCTGTATTTGTGTATATTCCACCAGATCCTTTTGCAATTTTACTTATTGCTAATTTATCTAGCTCTATACCTTGTTGTTTTAATTTTAGTGCCGTATCTCTTACCCACATTCCTATGCTAAATGCCATTACCAAGTCATCGTTATAGCCTCTTTGAGCTTCTGCTTTGCTTCCATTCCAAACAAAAACTCTAAGCTCTTCTAATAATCTATTAGACTTGATTATGCACCCTTTTTCTCTTAAATAAATATCAAGCTTGGAAATTAAAAGTGGTCTGGTCTTTGCAGAAGTTGTAAAACCTGGCGTCATTTGGCTTTTATCTTTTAAGTCATAGCCTTTAGTTAGTTGAGTTGTGGCGTCTGTGACCCCTTCATTTCTAAATGTGTAATATAGATTTTTATAACCTCTATCAATTGCACTTTGGATCGATCCAAACCCTACACTAGCATTTTCAATAACTAATAAAGCATCATTGTATTCTGTTGCTACGCCAACTAACATGTTTCCAAAATCTTTTGGTGTTAACTGGCCTCTATATTCTGCAACTTGGGTAATTGATTCTACGTCTATCACGTGAAAAGTAGAGTAATCGCTTCCATCACCTCTAGCAACATCAGCAACAACTATATAATTTTTACTATAGTCACAAGATTCCCATATCCAATAATTTCCATCAAAACCTCTTTGTTCTTTAGGATCTTCTATATAGGAAGTCTTATACCATTCAATTATACTTCCATCAACTACAGCATTACCAGAACTAATAAAATCGCAATCACATTCCTGTGCTGCTAACTTTGGGCCTAATAGCTCATTTTGCTCGTCTCTCCAAGTTTGATTTCTTTCAGGGTGTACTGACCAGTGGAGCCTAATCGTGTTAAACGTATTTGTTCCATCCTCTGCTTTTACCCAAGTTTTATGGAAAAAATTACCTATTCCGTTGGGTGTTGAAAGAACAATAGCTTTACCACCGGTTGCCAGTGTTTGTTGGGCAGAAGCCCATATTTCGTCAACACCTTTAATAAACGCAGCTTCATCTATTATCAATAGTGATAACGCTTCAGATCTACCTGCATCTCCTGAGCTGGAAACTGCTTTTATTTGAGATCCGTTTTTAAATCTTAATGAAAGTTTATTGTCTTCAACAGCAACCCCTTTTAACCAGCTAGGTAAATAATTGTGCATTTCTCTAACTTTGGTAACAAGGTTTTTTGCAACCTCTTGTTTAGTTGCAATTACAAGTACATTCTTATCTTCTTGAAATAACATTAGCCAAAGAGAGTATCCAGCAGATATTGTTGATATGCCTAGCTGTCTAGACTTTAGTATTATATTATAATCGTTGTGTTGAAATTGTTCTAGTGATCTTTCTTGAAACTGATACAGGTTAAATGGTATTCTTCCCCGGGTTGGGTGTTGAATTTGACAATACTTTTTCATAAAATACACTGGATCTTTTGCGCATTTTAAGTATTCTTCTTTTATTACTTCTTTAAGAGACTTAGTCTTCTTCATATATATAAATATATTTCTAAGACAATTTTAGTACTTATTTTTTTCTTTTTTCAAAAGATCTACCACCAAAATATGCACCAATAACAGTAATAAGAACTAGCTGTAAAAGGTCTGTCCATTTCTCTTCTACTTCAAAGTGAATTGTGCCTGCATCAATAAATATCATTAGTACTGTACATACCACTAAAAATATAAGAACCATTGGCCTTACATTTTTTGATAGCCAAGAGTCAGAATTCATATCTGATTTCCATCTATCGGTTATGTTTGCCTCCATTTTAGTTTCGTAATCTGATACAAGCTCTTGAATTTTTTGTTCGGCAGCTAGTTTTTCTTCTTTTGATGTATGTAAATTATCTATTACTCCACCAACTCCTTTTACTAAATCTGCTGCACCACCTGAAAATAACGTTGTTAATATGCTCATAACTTTTTCTCCTTATTTAATATTCAAATGGAGGGGTTCCATAATCTTTTTGTTGGATACCATACCAAGTATTGCCAACTTGATAGTACCACCATCCGTATTTTGAATCATCTATAATCTTAAACTTACCCTTTGGAAGGGGTGAATCTTTTTTAGATGCTCTTGCAATATATTTTAACACTGGAACTCCATCGTCCCATGTTTTATCTGTTTTTCTAGCCTTTACAGATTTTCTATTGTCTGTGTTTGTTGCCATATGAAGCTTAAATGCTGGGTCATCACCAAGAAAAGACTTAAATACATCTTCAGTTAATTTGCCTTCACGAATTTTCTTCAAATCAGAAGCGCTACCTTGAGTTATTTTCCAAGCAGAAAACTTTATAAACTTACCATTATCTAATACAACATAATACTCACCTTGATCGTAGAGTACTTCTTTTATCTTTCTACCTTTCATTATCTTTTCTGCAGGTTTGTTATTTGTTGCACCTTCATTTAATTTACCTTCATAAACATCGTCATCAATTGGCTCACTTGTGACAGCTTTATTAAAATCTTTTTCTGCTTGTTCTACTTTTTTATGAAGACTTATTAAGGATTGCTTAAATTTTTCTTTCTTTTTAGGATCTTTTTCTGCAACAAACTTTTTTCTAAGATCTTGTTGTTTTAACTGTATTGTTTGAAGGGCTTCTACCGCTTTTTGAAATCTTTTTGTTATTGAAGCTTCAGTTAAAGCTATTGCTACCTCTTCCTTTAATATTTTTTTAAACATTTGTGCGTTCATGTGTTAATCCCCAAAATAATTATTCTTAGTGTACTACAATAAATATAGAGTTAGTCTTTATTATTCATCTTTTCTAGCTTTGAAGTTATTTTTTCTTTTACTTTATTAAGATTTTCAGTTATTATTTTTGATATTTCATCTTTGTTTTGGCTAGACCAATCTTCAATTTTTCCAGTTTCAGTTATATAACCTTTTCTATTTGTTTGGTCTATAAATTCTTGGGCAAGTATTCCAAGGTCATCTATCATGTCAATAGCGTTATTTGAAACTGATGCCGCTTCAAATTCTTTCCATTTACCAGTTGCCTTTAACTTTGTTTCAATACTTAGCCTGCAGCTTGAACATTCGCCGTATAGTTTCCAAAATAAAGTATCTAATTGACCTCTTAAATGTTTGTGATTACATTTTGGGCAAAATAAAGGCATTACTGCTGAATTTCTGGCCTTGTCTAATTTAGTAAGGGTTTGGGTAATTCCATTTTTTATTGTCCACTTTTTACCTTTTTCTTCCCAAACGTCTCCTTCGACGTGATCACCTAAACTTTTACCATATCCTACCTGTATTTTGGTTTTACTTCCAAACTTTTTTGTAACTAAATTTCTCATTCTTTGAACTTTATGTTCTGGAATATATTTTTTCATAACCTTTTCTCCTTTAGAAAGTCATCATACCAGCAATTTGATTTACCGGTGCAAATGCCCCTGTTAATTTATATGTATTTCCTTTATATATAAAAACTAATCCTTCACTTGGAATTATAGTTTTAAATCCTCCAATAGCAGCAATTTTTTGCAATTGTTGGGTCATTCTATTTAGCTTTTTAAGATCTCCGCCTTTTCTAACATCACTAATAGCTTTTGCAACTTGTTTCCTTACATTTTGAATTGCTTTATCAGGGTTTGCAGCTAAAAATCCTTCTACATTTTTAAGTACCTCTGCTCCTAGCTCAAAAAATAAAGTTTCAAACGGTTGCATGTTTTTCTTTACTTGATCTGCGTGTTTTAGTTTATCAAATTCTTTTGCTTTTTTAAGCATATCCTCATTTGGCAATGTTTTTTTGTCGAGTCTAAACGATTTGTCAAAGAATGCCCAACGTTTAACCAATCCCATTTTAATTGTATTATCAATACCTTTAATATTTTTATTAACAAAATTTTCCCACCATGCTTGATGATATTCTGCAAATGTTGAGGTGTCTTTCATATTAAATTTTTTCATAAGTTTATTTAGCTTACCTGTAAAATATGGTTTCTTTGCTGAATAGTCTTGGTGAGGGTTTATTTTCAATACCTTTGGACCAATTATAGAAAAATTCTTCTGTACCGATTGGTTGGTTTGGGCAATCATACCTGCAAGTATTCTAGCGCCATCTATTACTGAACCTATTGCTTTACCATCTTTATATTGTAATACATTGTGAAATTGTAAATATGGAGCATCATAGGTAATTACGTTTGCAGATGCTGGAAACATAATTTCCATATTCACCCAATTATTTCCGCCATCAAATATTTTTTCTTGCTGTTTAGGATTAAGACTTCCAATTGCTTTTCCTAAGTCTTTCATTGCAAAAGTAAAAGCTTTTTCTATATTACCTCTACCCTTAAATTTTGAAGCTACAGATTTATAGTCCATTCCGCCTTTTTTAAGGTCTCCAGTATTTCTTGCTGCAAGCATTTTTCCATTCCAACTAATAAATAAATTTTGGCCATCTGTTTTTTCTGTTGCTGCTTTTTCCAGGTCAAGATTACCTTGTAATGCTAAATCTATAATATTCTTAAAGTCTCCAAAAGTTAAACCCCTATCATCAAATGGGTGAGACATGTGGCCGTAAGCTCCTCCTTCTACTAATAATATTTGATTAACCAACCATTGACCTAAATTTTCATCAATAGTATTTACTGCCATATCTTTTTTAATTACTATTGGGTTCTCAAATTTAGGCATTTTTTGTTTTTTAAGAAGTTTTTGTACTTTTTTAAGTTCTTTATCTAATTTTTTTGGCTCCTTTTTAGTTGATGTTATTGTTAAGTCGGCTCCAAGATAATTTATAAAATCATAACCTGCTGATTGAGCAAGGTATTTTGCCCAACGACTCCACCTATCATATGCATCTCGGCCGATTCTATCCTTTAGATAATCTGTTCCACCCATTGCTCCTGGAACTCCAACAGGAAAATATGAGACTGCTCCAGTTGGTCCAAAGGGAAAATATGTTTTATGTTGAAAAAATTCTTCTTCTCCAGCAATATAATCTATAACAGCCATGCCCATTTTTTCTGCTAGTTCTTTGTTATCTTTTCTATATGCTTTTTGTGTCCCATAAAAATGTCTAGGTCCGTCGTCAACGTCTGCTTGGTTAGTTCCAGTTTTACTTGCTTCTGATATTATATCAAGTATTTTACTGTTTGCGCAAAAGTCTTCAATTGTTTCATTTAATTTTTCTAGCTTATTTACTATAAGGTCATAATTTTTTGTGTGGCCAAATATTCCTCTAAAAACCTTTAACTTTTCAGTCTTGCTTAATTCTCTATCTCCTAAAGCCTTTCTAATTGCAGTACCACTCATTTCACCATATCCTGGTACATTCATACTAACATGTGGTGCAAGTATAAGATATGCTCCATCTTCATATCCTACTTCAGCTTTACCTTTCCAATCTTGAAAAAACTTTCCTTTAAGCCTACCCGCATCTTTCGAACCAACCATAAATACTGCAGCTGTTGTTTTTGGGTCATATTTTTTTAATATTTCTTCTGCCTTATACGGGTTTTTTACTTTTACAACGTTTTTTATTCCGTGAGAATTTATTATTTTCTTTTTTTCAGCAAATGAAAATGGTGATTTTGGTAAATTTACTTTATCGCTTGTTCCAACATATGCCTCTTTAAACTTTGACTGAAGCCACTTAAATGTTTTTGCGTGGTGAGCTCCCATAGGCTGAAATCTTCCAGGATATATTGCAACAATAGTTTTAATATTAGTTTCCTCAAGTAAAATTTTATCTACTAAATAGTTTCCTAAACTCATTTTGATTTCCTAAGCTCTATTTCTTTTTTAATCCACTGTTTTGCTATATGATTTTGTATTGGTCTAGACACAAATTCTCTGGCCCTTGATTTTATAATGTCAGCAAAATCTTTTTTTTCTGAATTATCTACAACCAACATGTTACTAGAACCAAACAACCCTTGAAATTTACCTAGATTATTTTGTACTGCTTGCCAAGAAGATTTTACTAATTCTGTTGGAAGTTTTCTTTCTCTTTCTTGGTTTCTTTCAAGAGCAACATCTAGGTCAGTGTTAACAAATATCATAAAGCAGTCATAACCTACACCTTGTAATCTTTTTTTCTGCTTAGCTATATTAGGATAATTTTTACCTGTTCCATCTATAAGTAAACCTAGCCGTCCATTTATATAATTTTTAAGGGCTACGTCTCTAACCTTTTTACTTTTTTGCCTTAGTTCCATTGCTTGAGAATATTCTGACGGTTTTAATTTAGCTATGTCTTGGCTTAACCCTTTCATTTGTAAATAAGTTTCAAAATACTTATCGCTGTTTACAGATTTTAATCCTTGAGCAGAAACAAAAGGCATTTTTTCTGGCATTCCAAATAAGCTTGATGCAGCATATGATTTTCCACTACCAGGGCCTCCTGCTGTAAATACAGCTTTAAAAATTCCTGGATCGTAAACACCTTCGCTTAATATGTCTATTAATTTTATCATAGATTATCTAACTTAATAATTATATATAAATATCATTATAAAATTGTTATTTTACCACTATTTAAAGTTATTGTTCCAGAGGTTAACGTAATAGACTTACTCACTGGTGGGGGTGGGGGTGAGTCATAATAAACTGATATTTCAACATAATCCCAAAAGAAGATGCCAGGGTTAATTAAAGTATCCAGATATACTATAGCTGTAACTTGTTCTGCAGTTAAGTGATTCCATGATAAGTTCCACAAGTTACTAGAACCGCCATATGTTCGTGTAGTATCAGTTTTTGTCCATGAAGAGTTACAGTAAAGTGCCGTAGATTCATCCACTCCACTAGTAATACTGATAGCTGGAGATAATGCAGAAGTACCTTGTCCGTATATAGATAATTCTAAACCGTCAATTGTAGCTCCAAGAGGAATAGACAAATTACCAAATGTAATCTCAATGGGTGACATTCCAGAGGTTGGAGTGGTATTATCAGATCCATCTTGAGCGAACCAGTTATTTGCACTGATTGTATTAGTACTTACAGCTGTAGCTGCACTTGTTTCTACTGCCATATTATTCTACCCCTATTACTTTACTTATATTAGCTGTTGCCACTCCATCTACTTTACCTATATTAGCAGAAGCTACTCCAATTACAGCGTGTCCATATCCCGTCACGGTTTCATATTCTATATAAGGAGAATGAGCAGGGTAAGCATGGAAATACCCGTTACAAGCATGATATGCAGTAGAAGTTAAAGCAGAATTAAGATAATCATGAGTATACTCCATAAAACAGATTATAACAATATCATTATTTTGCATATCACTTCTTAAATCAGCGGTTGAAGCAAGGTCATTATATCCAACACTCCAACTTGTTATTGCAGCAGAATAGTCCGTTGCGTTACCAGCTAAACTAGTTCCAGCTGAATACCCAACTATAGAGTCAAAGTCTCCACTTACTAAAGTAGCGCTCCCATCGCCACCAAAAGCTGTGCTTTTTACAGCTATCATACTGGGTGATCCAGCAGAACCGTAACCCTTAAACTTAATTGTAGCGGAAGATACAGTTGCACTTATACCTGAAGTGTCAAAATACATAAATGTTCTATAAATATAATAACCATCACCTCCCCCTCTCGTTGCAAAACGACGAGTTTCTGTGATTGCACCATTATTTGCACTAGGATTTGAGTAATTTCCAGCGCCATCTCTAGTATCAGCCCAAGAGAAAGCGTACATACGGCAATGGCCATCATTTGAATTTGTAGATAAAGTTGCCATTAAAACTGTTTTTTAGGTAAATAATATATATTGGAGTTAAAATACATATTATTAGGGGGATTAACGGTTATAGATTCATATGTTGTTCCACTTATAAAAAACACATCATCTGAGTTAGTGAAATTATTCCACCAAGTAGTTTTAGCTCCAGATTTAGTTAAAGTCGGTAGAATGCTTACAAAATGATCTGTATCATCATCTGCCCAAGTGTCATAAAATATTCCATCATATGTAGATAAAGAATTTTTTATAGTATACCAATCTCCTTCTACTATAGTTACGTTGGATTTTCCAATAGCCCAAGCTTTTGCTTTTTCTATTATTTGTGGGTGATTTTCTATTATAGTATGTGATGTAATAGAGTTCGCTTGAATATAGTCAGCCGCTATCCCCATTCCAAATCCTATTTCTAATATATCTCCTCCATTTTCACAAATATAATCTGCTGAAGCTTTCATAATACTATCTTCCCAATCCATCATAACTTGAACCTCTCCAAGGCCATCAACTGTATAATAAATTTTATCAGATGCAAATGTTAATGTTTCGTCTTTATACGCCATATTATGCTATTTCTACCCAAGTATTATCAGGACAAAACCATATTTGTTTTGAAGAAGCATGTAAATTATATCCTATTATTCTTACAACCTCATTTTGAGCTGAAGGTGCTACACAGTCAGCAGTACCTCCTGCGGTTTCAGACAAATATAAAACATCTCCTACTGTTTGTGATCCTTGAATAGTATGAAGTGTGCACATTCCTCTTAATAACATTCCATCTACATCTGGGTTTTCTCCTAAAGCTACAGCTAACATACCATCACAAGTAGATATTCCTGTACAAACAGCTAATTCCCAAGAACCATCTGATTTATAATGGTAAATTTTTCCTGGTACAGATGTACCTGTTCCAAATTTGACTATATCTCCACTTCCACTAGTTCCCGTAGTGACATCGTTTAAATCGTGTTGAGTATGGCCTGCTAGTCCTGATATTGTTCCACTTGCACTTATCTGGCCTGAGGCTGTTATGTTACCTGTAATATCTACTATTCCTGATGAAGTTATATATGTTTTATGTTCATGATGACCAACATATATGTTCGTTGAATCTAGATATAGTGCTTTATCTCCATTTAACTTATATTGTTTAGCACCTGTAGCATTAAATATATCGGCTGTTATTGTTCCACTAGAACTTATATCTCCTGCGGCCTTAAAATTACCCGATGCTGTTAGGTTGCCTTGTATACTAGTACTGCCAGTAATACTTATGTAGTTTTCTGATAATTCTCCACTGCCTGTAGAGATATGGTTTACGTATAATACTCCTGATGAAGATATGTCTCCACTAGCACTTATATGGCCAGACGTAAATATATTACCAGTTTGGTTTAAATCGCCTGTTTGGTTTATGTCAGTTATTACTGTTCCAATCATCATGATCGAGTCAACGATATTATCGCACAGTATTACATTGTTTGAAACAGCAAAATCTTGTGAAACAACTAAATGCTTGGTGGTGGTTTTTTTAGCTACTGATAAACCACCGGCGACTCTTAGGGCTGCTTGAGATGTAGTACCAGTTGAATCTATAGTACTTGATATATCTGCAGATAAAAATGAACCTGTTCCTGTTATTGTTGCATGGCTTCCATACAAATGCCCACTTGCACTTATATGACCTGAGGCTGTTACGTTACCAAATACACTGGTACTACCAGTAATACTTATGTAGTTTTCTGATAATTCTCCACTGCCTGTAGAGATATGGTTTGCATACAATACTCCACTTGAGCTTATATTACCATGAACAAACAACATTGTGTTGTCGGGCATCCAAGGATCGGATGGAGATGGTCCAGCACCTACCATTAAACCACCGGCAATTGGGTTGATAAAACAATCCCCAACAGCAGCTAACTGTATTCCATTAGTATTTCCACCAGCATAATTTAAGTCTAAAACACCCATTTGAGTGTTACTGTAAAGCTTTGCAGCGGTAAGATTTGAATCCGTTTCTTTAACTATTACTCCTTGATGTGTTATTGTTGTTTTACAACCAGGGGCAGCTGGGTCAATATTAAGACCGTCAAACGTACCAATACCACTTGCACTTATATTTCCTGAGGCTGT